TTTCAAGGGAAAGATTTGGTCAAAGGAGCGTGCTGGTGAGGGTGACCGCGAGTACACAGGCAGCAACAAGCACAACAAGCACCTACATATTTCCATTGAAGAGGACATGGGCAAGGACACTAGCCCTTGGTTCTGGTGGCTCAATCAACCTGGCATAGTTGCCCAGGTTACTGCTAAAGTAGTACCTGTGCCTGCTAAGAAGGCATATAAGACAGAAGTTTGCACCTGCTGTAAATTACACGGTGTAAAGTAATCCTAGGAGGATACAATGGAACAATTTAAGCAAGTCGCAGCCTCATGGTTCCGCGCTGCAGCATCTGCTGCGGTAGCCCTTTACCTTGCTGGTGAGACAGACCTAAAGACTCTTGCATACGCAGCCCTCGCAGGCGCTGCTGGACCAGTCCTAAAGTGGCTAGACCCATCTGCAACCGAGTTTGGTCGAGGCTCTAAGTAGGCTTTATAAGCCTCTAGAAGCCCCATAGAGACGAGATTACCCCTCTCCTTAGTAGAAATACTAGGGACGAGGGGTTTTTTCTTGTTTTTATCCGCCCGTTGAGTAGAAACCTCGGCCATTAAACTTGACTGGCACAGCAGTATAGACACGCTTCATAGGACCCCCACAAGGGCAATTCCAGGCATCATCTCTATCTTCCACATCAACCTGCCTGTCAATGAAAGTATCGCAGGTCTGGCACTTGTATTCGTATGTAGGCATTTCGTCTCCAGGGTAATGGGCCTTAGTAATAAATTCTCTTGGCATTCGGGTCTCCTTCTTCTTGGGATTAGTGTACCATAGTAGGGCGGGAAACCGTGGGGCGGAAACTTCAAATGACGGTGACGACAAATGTCTGATTCCAACTCCCTGAACCACCATTAATTTTTATGGGGGGTAGGGGGGCGTTTCTTAAAATCTGGTTCAGACAGCATTTAAGAAACCCGTGTGGTATCGTATCCGTATGACAAAATTTATAGATGAAACCGAGAACTACTTCATCATGGATGTAACCCATCTATGCTGTGATGCTGTGCAATTCAAATACGTATGCCGTGTTTGCCAAGAAACCATGGATTGTTATTACTGTGGATTCGACCCATATGGTCCTCATGGTTGTGATACACTATGAGTATGAATCAATTACCTAAGCATATTTCCTATTCCAGTTTTACCACTTGGCAAGAGTGTGGCTGGAAGTACTATCTACAAAAAGTCGAAGGCGTGCAAGAAGCCCATGCAGTGTGGTTTACTGGTGGCTCAGCCGTTCACAAGGCTACCGAAAATTATGACAATGCAGGAAGCATAACTCTTGACTCTGCCTACCTTGATACCGTCTGGAACGATGCTTGGTTCAACCAAGTAAAGGAAGACGAAGAAATCAATGGTGACATGAACACTTGGCAGTATGCCAAAAAAGAAGATATGTCATGGTGGTATGGAGAAGGTCGCTGGATGCTAGAGAACTGGGCTAAGTTCCGCATGAATGGCTGGTCTATCTACGAAGACTTTATTGAAAAAGAATACGAGATTGACATTGACGATGCAACAGTCAAGATGGCAATTGACCGCGTGATGGTGGACTTCGAGGGGAATCGGGTGCTCCTCGACATCAAGACTGGTGCGTCATCCCAGAGGCATCCTTTGCAACTTGCTGTCTATGCGTGGGCACTGGAGAAGCATGGGGTTACTGTCGATAAGGCAGGCTTCTGGGATGCACGTACTGGTTACGTTTCGTTATGGAGTCTAACCAATTTGCATTCAGAGCGAGTAGAAGATATGCTCAACACCTTCGACAAAGCACGCAAGGAAACAATCTTTTTACCTAACCTATCTAACTGTGGTCGATGTGGAATCACATCTTCCTGTAAGTTTGTCAATGGACACGCTAGTTAGTGATATAGTCCCACTCATCACTTCACTAGATGATGCGATAGATGCATGGGACAACATAGGGTTCAAACTCGAACATGAAGAGGGGATAAACAAATGACTGGTAATTTCCAAGTCAGTAGCAAACTCAACGATGGACGAATCTTCGTCGTTGCGTCAGAGACATACGCAGGTTTCTGTGAGTCTCTAGAACAAGCCGTAGGCATCGAGGAGTCGCAAGACCTTCTTAAGGTTATGGCACAATCACTAGCAGGTTCACCACAGAGTGCATCACAGGCAGTAGAGAACATTCGTTCTGTATACCCTAATGTACAAGTGGACCATACTGCACATCCGACACAAACTACAGGCAATACGCTAGGACCTGAGGCTAAGAAATGTCACCACGGTGTCATGACAAAGCGACAGGGTTCAGGGGCTAAGGGACCATGGAAGGGCTATATGTGCCCATCTCCAAAGGGAACTCCAGACCAGTGTGAGCCAGTGTTTATTCGTCGTAACGATGCAGAATGGAGTACTTTCTAAACAATGAGAACACTTGCCCGCGCCGTAGGTAGCAAGGACATAGGTGGCGAACCGCTACCAACTGTCTTTCGCACCTTTGAAGTCAACAAGGTCGTATTTCGACGTGCCGAAATCTCGATGATTGCTGGTACACCTGGTGCTGGCAAGTCTTCTGTTGCTTTAGCAATAGCATTGAAAGCAAAGGTTCCAACACTCTATGTCAGTGCTGATACCAATGCACATACAATGGCTATGCGATTACTGTCAATGATAACTGGGAAGACTCAATCTGATGTAGAAGTTTTACTTGAGACTGAGGTTTCCACATCTAGAAAAGTAATCAACGAACATGCTCAGCACATCTTTTGGTCTTTCGATTCTAGCCCTTCGCTAGATGACTTAGACCAAGAGGTTGCTGCGTTCGAAGAACTATGGGGATGTTCACCTACTCTTATCGTTATTGATAACCTTATGGATATCTCTAACGATGGCGGAGAAGAGTTTGCAAATATGCGCTCTACTCTGAAAGAACTCAAGTACCTCGCAAGAGATACTAACGCTGCTGTCTTAGTACTCCATCATACCAAGGAGTCCTATGCAGGTACACCATGTCAACCTCGCTCTGCTTTGCAGGGTATGGTTGCACAGTTACCTGCACTTATCTGTACAGTTGGCACCGATGCTCCTGGCTTCATCGCCGTAGCACCAGTGAAGAACCGTTATGGTAAGGCAGACCCATCAGGCAACACTGCCTTTTGGTTGAACTTTAACCCTGAATACATGGATGTTTCTGACATCGCTGAGAGGTTAAAATGAGTTTCATCGACCCTATCGTACCCAATCCTGATTGGGGTAATCCGTTTCCAAACGTAGAACCCGAGGAATGGGAAGATGACGATGACTAAAGATATAAATGAACTAAAGCCAGATTACACAAGGGCGATGGACATACGTGGTGAGCCAACCACTGTATGTATCTGTGGGTGTTACATTTGGAATCTCAAGGTATCCTTTGAAGTTGATGGTACCATTGGGATGTATTTCAGAGATATGGAGTGTGCTGACTGTGGAACACAGGCAACCGCCCCGATTGAGGAGTAAGAATGAAACTAACAACATACGCTTGGATAATGGCTGCTGTAGTCTTTGTGGGAACGTTGCCTCACGCTGTGGGTGCGATGTTTTTAGAGAGTCAGATAGTCGTCAGAGAAAAGTGTACTAAACCAATCTTTGGTACGCTATCAATATCCGAGATGAAGAAAATGGCAAAATGGATTGCAAAGGGCAAAGTCCTAGAGCAATACAGAAGTAATCATGAGTGGCAGGCATTGTTTACTTTATGGAACAGGGAGTCTCGCTGGGATTACACCGCAGACAATCCTCGTTCATCTGCTTACGGAATACCTCAGATGCTGAAAATGCCTGAGGATACTCCGATGATAGAGCAGATTGATTTAGGGCTCAAATATATAAAGCATCGCTACGGCAGTCCATCAAGGGCTTTAGCGTTTCATAATCAGAACGGCTGGTACTAAATGAGTGGTCGCGCCTCCAAGGCTAAGGGTGCAGGGGCAGAGCGAGATGTAGTAAAATACCTCAAGCAATGGTTTCCCTATGTAGACAGACGTCTTGCAGGTGCGACCCTCGATAAAGGTGACATCTCAGGTATACCTGGTGTTACTATAGAGATAAAGAACCACGCTAAGATGGACTTAGCAGGGTGGACAGAAGAGTTAATAGTCGAGATGGCTAATGACAAGGCTTGGACAGGTGTGGTTGTGCACAAGCGAAAGGGTAAGGGGAACCCTGGAGATTGGTACGCAACCATGCCTGTGCAGGTGTGGGTTGAACTCTTAAGGAAGGCGCTAGAGAAGTGACAAGTGAGAACCCGAATATCACTGCAATACTAGAGCACTATGGTGCTACAGTTCCAACCAGAAGTGGTTGGGCTAAGATGAAGTGTCCGTTTCATAATGATTCACACGCATCAGCAGCAGTTAATCTGCAAGACAATCTTTTTAAGTGTCATGGCTGTCAGTACAAAGGCAGTGGTTACAAAATCATTATGGATAAAGAGGGGGTAGGTTTTCGTGAAGCAATCAGCATCGCAGAAGGAATCCTTAACCAAAGCGGCCAAGTACTACCACGCCGCATTGGGCGAGGCGGAAGAGTATTTAGCAGGTCGGGGAATAACAATGGAGCAAGCGACTCACGCACGCTTGGGCGTCGTCTTAGAGCCGTTAACGGGTCATGAAGCGTATCTCAACAGGCTTGCGATTCCGTATATCACACGTTCGGGGGTGGTGGACATTAGATTCCGTTCCATGGACCTATCAGAACCGAAATACATGGGAATGGCTGGTGCGACAACGCATCTCTACAATGTTAGTGCGTTCTTTAGAGCGACGTCATATATTTCTATCTGTGAAGGTGAGATTGATACGCTCACACTCGATACTGCTTGTGGTATACCTGCGGTGGGGGTCCCAGGAGTCAACAACTGGAAGAAACACTATACCAGACTCCTGCAAGACTTTGAGAAAGTATTCTTATTTGCTGATGGGGATAATGCTGGCAGTGATTTTGGCAAGTCTCTTTCTCGTGAATTGGGTAACCTTGTGGTAGTGCAAATGCCTGAGGGGGAAGATGTGAACTCTATGTATCGTCTGCATGGTGCAGATTACTTCAAGCAAAAGATTGAGAGCGTACAGTAATGTTAATCCCAGTAGACGGACACTTTGAGTGTTCAGAACCTAAGTGTGATTTCGTTACTTGCGACTTGTTTGAGTTCATGGAGCACTGTGGCGTTGAGTATGAGTGGGGTGTACGCCTTAACAAGCGATACACATTTGACCTATTCCAGTTCCTAGAGAT